ATTATAGACAATCCAAAATTATTAAATATTTAAAAAATATTTGGATTAGAATAGTAGTTTTAGTAACTTCACATCCCTCAAAATTACAAAAATAACAGTGTATGTCAGAACAAGAACAAGAGATAGAAAGCTTATTCTATCAAATTACTCTTCCTCTTAATGAGAAGAAAACAATTTACGGTATTAGTCTAGATGGTTTTAAACTAGCAGCTGAAAAATTATTAAATAAAGCTTATTTACAAGGTAAGGTAGAAGCTTTAGAAGAAGTTAGAACGGATCTTAAAAACCTTATAACTTCTATATAATGTCTACATCACCAGAAAGACCTTACGGTACTAGAAGATACTCAGAAATTCTGAGAGAAACTATTCAATACGTTGATGATAGACGTAAAGGTAAAATTAAATCCTTACTTACTCCATGGCCTGGACTTAATAAAGCAGGTGTTAATGGTATAGAATGGGGCTCTCTTGTTACAATTGGAGCAAGACCTGGTGCAGGTAAAACTTTAATTGTAAGTCAGATTTTAAGAGAAGCTCGTAAATTAAATCCTACACAAGATTTTAATATTTTAGAGTTCCAATTTGAGATGGGAGCTAAACAGTCAGGTTCTAGAGCCTTTGCTGCTGAAACTGCTCTTGACTATAATCAAATATTAAGTACTGATAAAGCTCTTGATGATTATAATTATGATTTGTTACTACAATATACTAAAGAAGTTGAGGCATTAGAAGCGGTAGGTATTCATAGACTGCAGATAAACACTCCAATTAACAATAGAGAGATTATAGATGCAATTAAACAAGTTTATGTTACTCTTGGTAATAAACCTTTAATTATAACAATTGATCACAGCTGGTTAATTAAAAAAGCTCCAGATGAGAAAGAGAAGATTGCCACATTATACAACACTGTAGAAGCTTTAATGCAGATCAAGAAAGAACTTCCTGTTATTATTTTTATGATTACTCAGTTAAACCGTACAATTGATGAACCTTCTAGAAAGGAGCCAGGTAAAATTGGTAACTATCCAGTGTCATCAGATGTATTTGGTGGTGACGCCCTTATGCAAGGATCAGATATGTTATTAGCATTAAATAATCCATTTAAAGCTAACATACCTCTATATGGTCCTAAGGAATATGATGTTAAAAAGAATCATATTTTTATGCACTTACTTAAGGTGAGAAACGGATCTGATGATAATAATATATTATTCATGGAAGCAAACTTTGATAGACAAAAGCTAATAGAAGTAGCAGAGTTTAACTCTCAAAATCCTACTGGTGGATATCAAAGACGTTCAGCTAGAAATCAACAACAGCAACCACAAACTTTTAGTAGTTTAAATACATTTCAACCCTAACAATAATACAAATGACAAGTTTCAATTTACAGTCTGCAGAAGAGCAGAAGAAAGAATGGAAGCGTAGTAAGCTAGAAGCTATACGAACCTACCATATAGAATTGATAAAAGACCTTGGTATTAGCGTTACTGATTTTAATATGAAAATGCCTTTTCATAATAAATCTGGTAAACTAGTAGTAGGTATCTTTTCATCAGAGTTTAAAAAAGAAAAAGGTTTCTACTTTGAACTGGTAACTAGAGAACTAGATCCAGTTGATGTAAAACGCACAGTGTATAGAATACCATATAACGCAGCTTTTGAAGAAGAGTATGAGTTAAATGAAAAAGGATCTTACTTAGTTCCTATTGAAGAGCTTAGATCTATAGATCCTCAGTCAATTGCTGTTACTAAGTATGCATCAGTTGAAAGTACAGAAAACACAGAGCCAATAGTATTTACAACTAACACCAATCCTAATTTAAAAAATGTTCCAGTTTATAATGCCCCAGCTTCTATGGATATGTCAGATGCTCCATATAGTGAGATGACTATAAGAGATTACTATGCTATCCATACAGGTAAAGCTGTAAGTGCCAAAACTTGGTTAAATGAACTTATAAAATCTAAATAACACATAATAACAATCACATGGCACAAGGAGTATTAATTATTGCAGAAAGTGGTGCAGGTAAGTCTACAGCTATTGAGACACTGAACCCAAAGGAAACATTTATTATTAATGTAGCTAATAAACCACTACCATTTAAAGGCTGGAAATCAAAGTATTCAGTTTGGTCTAAAGATAACCCAACTGGTAATATGTATGATAAATCTGGTACGGCACAAATCTATGCTGCATTACAGTATGTTAGTGACAAACGTCCTGAAATCAAAACTATAGTAATAGATGATTTTCAGTATATGAGCTCATTTGAGTTCTTTGAAAGAGTAGACGAAAAAGGTTATGAGAAATTTACTCAGATTGGTGCAGGTTTAGCTCGTATAGCTAGAATGCCTAAAGACTTGAGAGAAGACTTAACTGTATTCTTTTTAACTCATGCTGAAGAATCTACAGACATGGACGGTAAGCGTAAGTTAAAAGCAAAGACTATTGGTAAAATGGTTGATGAAAAGCTTACTTTAGAAGGTCTATTCTCTATTGTACTTTATGGTAAAGTAAAGAAAGGTAAAGATGATGTAATTAGATATGTTTTTGAAACTCAGACTACAGGTGATAACACATGTAAGTCACCTAAAGGAATGTTTGATACCTTTGAGATACCAAACGATTTAGGTTTAGTAAAGAAAGCAATCACAGATTTTGAAAATTAGTTAAACGTTTAACATTTATAAAACAACACGTATGTTTAGTACAAAAGGACAAGAAGTAAAACAAGGTGGTGGAGTACAGAAGTCTCTACAACCAGGAGTAAATTATGCACACATCTTTAGTGCATCAGTAAGAGAATCTAAAAATACAGGAAAGAAAGCTCTAGAATTAGTTTTAGAGGGCCCTGCATTAGAAAACTTTGAGGGATGGACTATTGAGAAAGGCAACGAGAATGGCCCTAAATTTAAGGGCCAATCAGCAAGAGTATCTGCAAGTATGTGGATTGACACTTATAACGAGACAAGTCCGTCTAAGAATGAGATCATGAACAAGCTAAGCATTATTGCTGTAGAATTAGGTTTAAAAGATGAGTTAGACGCTATCAGTGCATCTAGTATTGAAGATTGGGTTGCTCAAGTATCTAAATTGTTACAAGGAAAAGATTTATATTTCTTCCTTAAAGGACAAGAAGAAGAATACAATGGTAAAACTATTGTTAAATTATCACTTCCTAAGTTTAAATTTGCTAATGCAGATGAAACTAAATTAGATAAGTTTGACAAAAACAATCAATATCATTACAAAGCTTTACAGAATAAGCCAGTAGCTGGTTTTGAACCTGTAAATGATGATTTTAATATGTAAGCTTTTCTTTCATATACATACAAACAAGCGGGGAGGGTTTCTACTCTCCCCAATTTTTTTAAATTAATAAATATGTTTAAAACTAAAAATCTGGTACATGATGTAAAAGATGTACCAACACCTTGGATATTTGAACATTTTTGCAAGCTAAAAGAAAAATTACAGGGTGAAGATATAAAGATTAAAAGCTTGTTTAATAGTAAAGAACGCACTCCAAGTATGTGTATATACTTTGACACCAAAGTTAAATTATACAAATACAAAGATTTCTCTACAGGTAAAGGCGGATCAGCCATAGATCTTGTAAAAGATTTAAATAATTTATCTTATCATAAAGCCTGCAATGTAATTGTAGAGCAATATAATGATTATGTCCTTCATAATAATGGAGGATACGACGTAAAAGAATTCAAGGAGCAGTCTAAATACAAAGTAGATAAATATGCTTTTAGACAATGGACTACACAAGATCAGTATTTCTGGACACAGTTTAATATTGGATCTAGAATATTAGAAGAGTATTGTGTAAGACCTTTAGCATACTATACAATGGTAAAAGATAATAAAGAACTAGTCATTAGTGGTAACTATATATATGGTTATTTTACTAAAGGTGGTGAGCTTTATAAAATATATCAGCCTAAAACTTTTGATAAGAAATTCTTAAAAATTAGAGACTATTTGCAGGGTGAGCAGCATCTTGAAGATAATGATTATCTAATGATATTATCTAGTCTAAAAGATATGATGTCTCTTAGGTCCCTTAAGTTATCTAATATAAATATTGTAGCTCCAGATAGTGAGAATTCTATGATTAAGAAAGACACTATGGAAGAGTTTATTGAAGAGTATAAGAAAGTAATAGTGATGTTTGATAATGATGAAGCAGGTATTAAAGCTATGGAAAAGTATAAAGCTACTTATCCAGCAGTAGAAGTACTTCTTCTTCCTATGAGTAAAGATTTATCTGACTCAATTAAAGACCATGGAGCTAAAGCTGTTAGAGACAGACTAGTTCCATTAATAAATAAAAAATTATAATGGCAACTAAAAAGAAATCTACTAAAACAGTAAGTAGAGGAGCACCCAAAACTAGAAACTCTGGTACTATGACTGAATCAGCTTTCTGGAGCTTTATACGCAGTGCACTCAGACAGAAGTCTAGATGGTGGAAACCTATTACAGAATGTAAAATGAAAGCTCGTAGAGCATATAAAGGTCCACTAAAAAGACAAAAGTTTGAGTATCAATGTAATAACTGTAAAAACTGGTTTCCTGAAAAGAAAATAAATGTAGATCATATTGTACCAGCAGGATCTTTAAATTGTGCAGGAGACCTTCCTGGATTTGTATCTGTACTATTTTGTGAAGTGGGTAATTTACAAGTCTTGTGTACAGACTGTCATGATTATAAAACAAAACTAGAAAAACAAAAGTAATATGGATGATTTACATAAAGATAGTTTCAAAGCTGAAGACTGTCAAGCCGAGTTAACTAGTGTAGCTCAAAAACTTAAAAACTGTAATGACCTAATTAGAGAATTAGTTCACTTTCTTGAATATGAGGAAGCTATGACAGTAGATACTAGATCTCAGCAACGTATGAGTGAAAAACTTATAGAGCTAGGATTATGGCCTTCAAAATAATAAATTAATAATATGGAAGATAATCAAGAACTGGATAACACTCCTAACTTTAAAACAATATGGAATGATCCTGAATTGGCTGCAGCAAGAGTACAATTTAAAAAACGCTGGGATGTGGCTATGCAAAAAATAGAAGATAACATGACAGCTGATATGGCGTCAGACGTTAGACAGTGGAGATGTGATGATGATTATACATGGAGGGCTGTAGCACATTCTTTCTATGAAAAGTACCCTGAATTCTGTATAGAACAAGGACTTGACAGTGGTAATCAAATTTCAGGTATGATGATCTGTGAAACAGCTCAGAAATTATTAAAACAAGAAAACTCAGAAGGATGGAATTAGAAGCGTTAATGGAAGAGACAGTCATCAAATTACAAGATGACTTTTATAGTAAGAAGTTTAACTTCTCTTATAGTAGCTTGAATAAGCTTATGTGGAACCCTGCAGTGTTCTACCAGATGTATGTTTTAGGTAATAAAGAAGAGCGTACAGATGCACACTTAGTACAGGGTAAGATTATACACTGTCTTCTTTTAGAAGAAGAAAAGTTTAATCAAGAATTTATAGTTAGCCCTGGTAAACTTCCAGGTGATAGTATTAAAATTATTGTAGACAGAATATATAGTCATCACGTAGAGCTAGCTCAAAACGGTGATCAAAGAACTGAGCTACAAGAGTTTGATCAAGCTATTCTTGACGTAATGAAAGATATGAACTATCACCAATCTTTAAAGACAGACCAACAACGTCTTGATAAAGTAATTACAGCAGATGCTATTAATTACTGGGCCTTTCTTAAGACAAAAGGTAGTAAAACATTAATTGACCAAGAAACGTATGATTATTGTAAAAATGCTGTAGATTTAATTAAGACTAATAAATCTGTTTGTGATCTAATTGGGTGTAGTATTAATGATTTTAGTAATATAGAAGTTAGTAACGAGTTACCACTAGATGTAGAACTTTCTAATCATCCATTTGGCTTAAAAGGAATTATAGACAATCTAGTAATAGATCATGATAAAAAGACTATATTTGTTAACGATATCAAGACCACAAGTAAAGAGTTAAAAGACTTTCCAGAAACTATTGAATTCTACTCTTATTGGATGCAAGCTGCAGTTTATGTAACAATGGTAGCTACAGTCTATAAAGAATTGATAGAGAAAGGATATACTGTTAAGTTCCACTTTGTAGTTATAGATAGATCATTTCAAACATATGCTTTCCCGGTGTCTAATTCAACACTAAGTAACTGGGCAAACAGATTCTTTGAAGTGCTAGATAAAGCTAAATGGCATTATGATAATAAGAACTATGAGTTACCTTATGAATTTGCAACAGGTAGTATAGTTTTATAAATAAAAACACTATGATAGAGAGCCTTTATGGAAAGTATTTTCAAAAATCACGATCATTTCTGTATCCAGCTCTTGGGATTAGACGTACTAGTAATATTAGTCCAACAGGAACCTACCTTTCTTTAGAAGGAAAGGTAGATCCTGAGGACATGAAATTAATAGTAGCGTTCAAAGCAACAGAAGATGAGGGATTTAAAACGTTTGAGAATCAAATGCTTACGACTAATCCTTTGTTTGAAAGTAAAATAGATGTTAAAGAATATACACTTTATATATTTAACTTTGAAATGTATAAAGATGATTGGTTTAACTTTCTATTAGGTAAATACTCTAAGCTTTCCGTAGTTCTTAAAAGAGCTATTAAAACTTACTACGGGGAAAGTTCCTCAGAGTATAAATATATGGATACATACCTATATCCTGAAAAATATCACGGAGTCTATTCTAAATTACTAGATGTAGATATAGATACTTTAAAGTCTATAAAGGAACTATGTGATCCATGTGATATAGAAAAAGAAACTTTAAAAATTCCAATAGAAGATTTGGAATTATTGGAAAAGACTAATTAACTTTGTAAAAAACCAACAATATGAATAAATCAATGATGTTAGTTACTTCAACATGGGGAAGTAAGAAAACATTTAAGTTAATACCTGTAACAATAGAATGCCCTTATAATGAGGCTATTTTTGATGCAGATAATAAAGTGTTAGCTGTTATCTCTAAAGAAAAGAAAGAGTCATTACACATGCTTGCCAAGCTAAATGAGTTTGGAGATCCTCAAACAATGAAAATTGGTAAGAGATCTAATGGTAAAGACTATGCAGAAGAGCGTAAAACACTAGAAACATTCTATGAATATTATGTAGAGAACGTTTCTGAAGTAGAAAACTTTATCAATATGTTTGCAATTAATGCAGACAGCTTTGATTACAAGCAATATTTTGTAGTAGAAAAACCAGCTACGCCAAGTAGCATTGTGACCGTATAATCTAACCCAAAACAAAGACTGGAATAGGGAAGAGAAATCTTCCCTTTTTTCAGCTTTACAAATCAGGGGGAACAGCTTAACTGAACCGTATATGAAGAAAGACATGCCTACACATTGGGTAATGGACTATGAAACACTTGTAAACTGTTTTGTAGGCGTATTCCAACATTATAAAGATGACAGTATCAGTGAGATATTTGTTATTAATCAGGATCAAAACGATCTTCCTAAGTTTATTGAGTTCTTAAACAAGTGTGTTCAGCTAAATCAGTGGCACATATCTTATAATGGTCTAGCATTTGATGCTCAGATTAGTCAACATATTATTAAGAATCAACGTAAATTATTATCCCTTACAGGATTAGAAGTAGCTCAGTATATTCATAAACTAGCTCAAGATATTATCACCCGTAGTGATCGTGGTGAGTTCCAAGAATTTGCTCCAAGACAACTTAAAATTAGACAGATTGATTTATTTAAAATGAATCACTGGGATAATAAAGCTAAGATGTCTTCTCTAAAATGGATACAGTATTCTATGGATTGGGAAAATGTAGAAGAGATGCCCCATCATCATAGTAAACCTGTTGAAAGTGCTGAACAATTGCAGGATATAATCCAGTATTGTATCAATGACGTATTATCTACTAAAAAGATATTAGAGCATTCTAAAGAGCAAATAGAGTTAAGAAAGACTCTTACCAACGAATATGGTATAGATCTTTACTCAGCATCTGAGCCTAGAATATCTAAAGAGCTATTCTTATTTTTCCTTGAACAAAAGTTAGGATGGGATAAAGCAGAGATCAAAAGACTTAGAACTAAACGTGACGAAATTTATCTTGGTCAATGTATACTTCCATATGTAAAATTTCAGACTCCTGAATTTCAAAAAATACATGACTATTTTAGAACTAAGGTAGTTACATCTACTAAAGACAAGTTAAAGTTTACGCTTGATTATAAAGGCGTAAAAACTGACTACGGTCTTGGTGGTATCCATGGTGCTAAAGACTCTGGTGTATATGAAGCTCACCCAGGGTGGACTATCATGACTTCAGATGTTACATCATTCTATCCTAATCTAGCTATTAAGAACAAGTTTCATCCTGCTCATTTACCACAAAAAGAATTTGGGGACCTGTATGAATGGTTCTTTGAAGAGCGTAAAAAGATTCCTAAGACAGATCCAAAAAACTATGTATACAAGATTATTCTTAATAGTACATATGGTCTAACTGGTGATGAAAACAGTTTCTTGTACGATCCGCAAATGACTATGCAGATTACTATTAATGGTCAGCTATTGTTATCAATGCTGTATGAGATGTTATGTCTAGAAATTCCTGAAGGTATTCCCCTTATGCAAAATACAGATGGTTTAGAGATGATGATTCCTACATCTGCAGTTAGTAAGTATATGGAAGTATGTGATAAGTGGTGTCTGTTAACACAGCTCCAGTTAGAGCATGATGAATATTCTAAGATGGTTATTGCAGACGTAAATAACTACATAGCTGTCTATAAGAATGGTAAAGTAAAGTGTAAGGGTAAGTTTGAATGGGAAGACCTTGAAAAGAAAAAAGTAGCAATGCTACATAAGAATAAAAGTTTCTTAATTATTCCTAAAGCTATCTATGCATACTTTGTAAATGGTATTCCTCCAGAAGAGTTTTTAGCTCAAAACAGATCATTTTATGATTACTGTGCAGGCGTAAAAGCTAAAGGTGGTTGGTATTATGAAGAAAGAAGTCTTGTAAAAGGAGAGCTAGTAACAAATAAACTACAAAAGATAGTAAGATATTATATTACTAAGTCCGGTAACAAGATATTAAAACGTCACCCAGACGGTAGAGAAATGCAAGTAGAAGCAGGACAATGGATGCAGAAAACTGTAAATGAAATTGATCCTAATGTTTCTTATGAAGTATATGATGTAGATACAGAATATTATTTAGAAAACATATATAAGCAAATAGAGCAGATTAATAAAGTTAGTCATGCATCTTTCACACAATTATCATTATTTTAAAACAAAATGACATGCCAGTTAAAACAGAATTTACAACAGAACAGAGAATTAGAGCAGCTAGTTTGCCTAATCACGGTAAGACATATACAGTTATTCCACACGGATATGTTATAGATGAAACAAGAAAAGAACTTCAAGCTGCAGGGTTTGAAGTGGTTAAAGAATTATATAAAACTAACCTTAACGGTGAAGTGGCACAAGGTATCTATCATTTAAATCATGGAACTGATTCAGACATGGGACTTATGTTTGCATGGTCTAACAGCTATAATAAAATGATGAAGTTTAAATGTGCTGTAGGAGCCCAAGTATTTATTTGTATGAATGGTGTAGTATCTGGAGACTTATCCAACTATGCTAGAAAACATACAGGAAATGCTTTACAGGAAGCTACAGATACTATTAGACATCAAATTGCTAATGCTAGAACATTCTATGATCAGTTAGTTAAAGACAAAGAACTATTAAAAAACATCACTCTTACAAAAAGTGAGCAAGCTGCAATAGTGGGTCAGTTATTAATAGAGCAAGAAATCCTAACACTTAGTCAAGTGGGTATTGTTAAGCGTGAGATAGAAACTCCTACACATACATATAATGCTACAGCTGATTCAGCGTGGACATTATACAATCATGTTACATTAGCTCTAAAGGATTCACATCCTATGAGTTATTTGACAGATCACCAAAAATTACACAGCTTCTTTATAGACCAGTTTGGTAACATTAAGAAGTATGTGCAACCTGAATTAGACTTTACTGAAGAAAAACAAGTAACAAGTTTTGAAGCAGCTAATGGTGTAATCTTTTTATAATAATCTATGGAAGATAGTATTGGTTCAGTATTTAAAGCAGTGCTGCAACATCTAAAGTGTATTGAAGTGAGACTAGACTTTGCAAAAGCTCTGACTAGTCAGAAACAAAAATACGCTTTAGGTAATGCTGTACAAAAAGTAAAGATAGCTATCAATCATTTATGTGATTTATTACCAAGTTCATCTGGTGCAATGGAAGTAAAGAAAGAATTAGATAGTGAACATCTAGTTTATATAATGTTACTAACAGAGCAACTATATGATCTTGGTAGTGAAGACATAGAAGAAGTAGTAGAATTAATAGATAATCATCTTAATAAAAAATATGGTAAGGGAGAAGTGTAAAGCAACGGGTAAATCCAGGTTTCCAACACCTGGAGATGCTAAAGAAGCTATGAACAGTCTCAAGACAGCCGTAAGATATTATGATACAACAGGTAAAAGAGTAAATAGAAGAGTAGGTAAAGTAAAGCAATGTAGATACTACTACTGTTGTCATTGTAATGGTTATCATATGACTAGTAATGATGCTCCTTTAGGTCAAAAGAAAAGAGAAAAGATATTTAAAGAAAGAATAGAGTCAACTAAGACTCTGGTAAAAAATAAGCAAGAGGCAGAAGAGTGGAGAAAAGACTCTTTGCCATTTCCTGAAACTAAAACTAATAACAATGAGATGGTATAAGTTAAATGAAGACCACACTACAGAAATGCTACCTGAAGGAGAGTATCCTTTGAATGGAGATTTACGTAGTCCTATTAAACACATAGGAGATAATGTTGTAAATGACCAAAGAATATCTACAGTGTTTTTACATTTAGATCATAACTGGGACCCAGGTGGTAAACCGGTATTATTTGAAACCATGATCTTTGGTGGAGAGTACGATGAAGAAATGTGGAGATACTGTACATGGGAAGAAGCTAAAGCTGGACATGACAGAATTGTTAACTGCCTTGAACAAGGTATAAACCCAACTGAAGAAATATGATTATAGGAATTAACGGATATGCCGGCAGTGGAAAAGACACTGTCGGTACTATCATACAGTATTTAAAGACAAATATTTCTGATACAATTGTATCTTTAGAAGATGTATTAGAATTTCCTCTTACTCATCAACGATGGTTAGAAGAACAGTCTGGTTGGAAGATTAAAAAATGGGCAGGCAAACTTAAAGTTATTGCAAGTATGTTAACAGGTATACCTGTAGAAAAGTTTGAAGACCAAGAGTTTAAGAAAACTATGCTTGGTTCTGAATGGAATATGTCAGTAAGAGACTTTTTACAAAAGTTAGGTACTGATGCTATTAGAGATGGATTACATGGTAACGCATGGGTAAATGCTCTTATGGTTGATTATCAACCTATATCAGATAAATCATACGTATTAGAAGACGGTACTCTTTTTGATTTAAGAACATTACCTGGTCATCCTTTATATCCTACTTGGATTATAACAGATACTAGATTTCCTAATGAAGCTCAAGCTATCAAAGATGTAGGAGGTTTAGTTATCCGTGTAGATAGACCAGGTGTTAAACCTATCAATAATCATCCTTCAGAAGTTGGATTAGATAACTGGGATTTTGATTATAAGATAGCTAACGTATCTGATCTTAGAGCTCTTACTGGAACAGTAGAGACAATATTATTAAAAGAAAATATACTATAATGTGTGAACAATGCGTAAACTATGAACTAGATGATAATGAATTTCTTGAAGTTACTCAAGAAGATATTGATCATTGGAAAGAAAAAGGTAAGTACTATGGATATCCTCAATGCTGTATAGATGCTTTTTGTAATAGAGTAGATCTTAATCTTACACCAGCACAAGAACAAGTACTTGATAATCATGGTTTTATACCATGTCATGATCATGCTCTTATGGTAATAAAGGGTGAACTCACTTTAGAAAGTCTTATTGAAAATAGAGAATGTCAATATGATTATCCTATGGATGACCATGATGCTCAAATAGTAAAATTTATAATAGATAATGATGAAGAACTTAGACAAGAATTTCTTGACGCAGGATACGTCTCCGAAGAAAAGAAAGAGATTTAAAATACCTTATGTAAAGGTGAGTATTAAAGATAATAAAGTGGTCTATGCAAATAATAGAACAGTCTACGAAGACTCTAAAGACAAGAGATAATGGCAGAAGCTCTGATGCTGTAAGCCCAAACTTCATTTATGGATGTCTAGGTGGCTGTATGAAGTCCTACTGTTATGTAGGAAGATACAACCATGATAAGGTATATGTTAATAAGAATACTGATGCCATTCTACACTCTGTTTATGATTGGCTAGTAGATAAACCATGGCCTAAAGTTCCTAATCAGTGTGATGAAAAGTATTATACTATAGATATAGGCTGCAGTACTGATGTAGCTTTAATGAGTAAACATTATAATTGGCAAAATGTATTTGACTGGTTTGACTGTCATGCAATGGCTAAGTCTACTTTTGCTACTAAGTATCCTAGTATGTTCCGTCCTAATGAAAAGTTTGTATTCCATCCTGATAAACACCGTATCCGGGTAAGCTTAATGCCTCAGATATATTCTGATATATTAGAACCAGGTACAGATAGTATAGCTCGTCGTATAGCTGAAATTCCTAGATTACAGCAATACATGGAAGTACATATTAACTTTAGTCCTATTATCTATACAGATGGTTGGCTAGGTGAATACCGTAAGTTATTCCAACAGCTTAAAGACGCAGGTGTAGATGTTAAATGTGAATGTATATTCCTTACACATAATATACAGCAGCATCAGCGTAACTCTGAGATTGTACAAGATCTAATATGGAGACCAGATATTCAAGAGTCTAAAGACTCCCAATATGCTCCTGATAACATTAGGTATAAACACATACTAAAGAAAGAAATGGTAAAAGATTTTGTATCTTTATACTCA